AACTCTGACAAAACTCCTCCAGTAGCAGAGAAGACAATCACAGTAGATGACCTACTCATCTCTAGTGCATTTGTCTACGAGCTAGATGAAACACTTGCTCACTATGAGCTAAGAGGAGAGATCTCTAAGAAGATCGGTTATGCTCTTGCACAAAAGTATGACAGACTAATCTTCAGAGCTATTGCTAAAGGTGCTAGACAGGCATCCCCAGTATCCATGTCTGGATTCGTAGAGCCTGGTGGTACACAAATTCAAGTTGGTGGTGGTTCTAACGCTGACGATGCTTTAAACTCAACACACTTAGTTACAGCATTTTATGATGCAGCAGCAGCACTAGACGAAAAAGGAGTTAGTGATGATGGCAGAGTAGCTGTCCTAAACCCTCGTCAGTACTATGCTCTTATACAAGAAGCAGGTTCTAACGGACTTATCAACAGAGACGTACAAGGTACAGCTTTACAAAGTGGTAATGGTGTAATTGAAATTGCAGGTATCAGAATCTACAAGTCAATGAACGCTCCATTCTTTGCTAGATATGGTACAAAGTATGCCCCAGCTTCTGGAGCATCAGCTGCTAACGACCTTGATACAGTAGATCCTGGAAATACAGGTTCATTTGTATCTGAGACAATCGAAACAGCTACAACAGTTACAGGTAACAACTATGGCCCACGCCAAAACTACGGTGCTGCCTCTAACTTTGCAAACACATGCGGATTAATCTTCCAAAGAGAAGCTGCAGGTGTAGTAGAAACCATTGGCCCACAAGTTCAAGTAACTTCTGGAGACGTTTCAGTGGTTTACCAAGGCGATGTCATCCTAGGAAGACTAGCTATGGGAGCAGATTATGTGAACCCAGCAGCTTGTGTAGAACTCTTCGCAGGGGTATCTACAAAGCCAGCCGCTTTCTCATAATATATACATTTATACGGGGGCACTCGCCCCCCTTTTTTTACATGGCACAAATATCTTACGGAGTGTCTACCGAACTAGATGCTGTAAACTCAATCCTGATGAGCGTTGGAGAATCCCCAGTTAATACTTTAACAGTGCAAAGTCCCGAAGTGGCTATAGCACAAAAGACTCTAAGGCAAGTCTGCCGTGAGATACAAGCTGAGGGATGGTCATACAACACAGAGAATGAGTACCCTATAGACCTCGATACAAACAATCAATGTATCGTTCCTAACAATGTCTTACAAATGGATCTAAATATTTATCAACACGGTAAAGATTATGATGTTGTTAGACGTAGTGACAACGGTGTAATGAAAATATATGATAAGAAGAATCATACATTCACCTTTGAAAATTGTAGTAAATTATATTTTGATATGATATGGATGTTAGATTTTGAAGATCTACCTCAACCATTTAAAGATTACGTAGCCCAGAAAGCCTCTAGAGTAGCTTCTAACCGTATGGTTAACAACCCACAAGCTGCTAAATTAATGGAATCTGACGAAGGTGTTATGAGAGCATTAGCACTAGAGTATGAAACAAAACAAGGTGACCATAATATATTTAATGATTACCAGTATCAACAAGATGCAAACACAGTGTATCGACCATTTAAAGTATTGAGAAGAATGTAATGCCAGCAGTAAATCAACGTATCCCAAACTTTCTAGGGGGTGTATCTCAACAGCCAGATAAAATAAAATTTCCAGGACAGTTAAGGGTATGTGATAATGCTGTCCCAGATGTTACATTTGGTTTAAAAAAACGTCCCGCAGGTGAGTTTATAGGGACTCTTACTAATGCAAATAGTACAGGGCATTGGTACGAAATAATAAGAGACGGAGATGAAAAATATATAGTACAGATAACACCAAGTCTAACTGGTAGTATGCCTATAAGAGTATGGGATTTAGCAGATGGTACTGAAAAATCTCTGACAAATAATTCTGGAGATTCTCTATTTACTTACCTTGCAGGGGCTACACAACGATACCCTATACAGACTATACAAGACTATACAATTATATGTAACCCACAAAAAACTGTAGGTACTACAGGAAATACTTTTTCACCAATTCACAATGGAGACTACTCATATGCTAGGTTGGATACTGTTGCTTACAATACTGAATACATTTTATATAGCGGTACAGCTCCAACACCCAATACATTTTACAGGGTTACTTCTGTAAAGGTAGATAGAATGTCTGGAGGTAGTGCTCAAGGATCTACATTTAATGACACTAATGAAAACCAAAGTAAAGCTGGTACATTAACTTGGTCATTTTCTGGAGGTTCAGCTGTTACTACAACAGGTGCTCAAGTAGGTGGTACAAATATTACAGAAAATATTGAAGGCAGTTTACAAGTTAATGGTGTTAGTTATATTGCAAACAATACACCTAATTACGATGGCAGTGGTACATCGTCTAGTAATTTTCTTGGTTACACTCAAGACTACGATGTTAGATACACAGCAACTATCACATTACAAGACGGTGGTTTAATTAAAACTACTAACAAATCTACAGCTGAAGGTATGTTTATAGATGTTGCTTTAGAGGGCGAAACATATCGTATATCAGTTGAAGCTGTTGAACCAGTAACAACTTATCAAGATGTATCTGGTATAGCATATCACAAAACTCCTAAGAACCCAGACAATGGTGCTATATCTATGGCTACTATTCTTAATGGTCTTAAATCTTCTGTTAATAGTTCTTTAGCTAACGTAACAGCTGAAGTTATAGGTAGTGGTTTGTTTATGCACGGATCTTCTGCAGATGGTGTTAACTTTCTCGGTGGTGCTGTAAATGAAAATATGAGTGTGATAGGTCAGAAAGCACAAGATGTTTCTAGACTCCCTGCTATGTGTAAACAAGGTTATGTAGCACAAATATCTAACACTGCTGATTTAGAAACTGATGATTACTATGTAAAATTTGAAGCGGATAATGGAGTTTCTGGTGCTGGTAGTTGGGAAGAATGTATAAGACCTCACAACTTTTCCTCTGGTAGTGACCCTATGGTTAAGAGTTTAGACCCTGCTACTATGCCACACGCCTTAATTAATAACCGTAATGGTACATTTTCATTTGTTAAACTAGATGAATCTACTGCAAACAGTGCTAATAACGACAATTATTGGAAAGAAAGGTTTGTAGGAGATGATGTATCTAACCCATTTCCAACTTTTAATGGTAATCAAATACAGGAAATATTCTTTCATAGAAATAGATTAGGTTTTATTTCTGGTGAAAACGTAGTAATGAGCCAGCCTGGAAGCTATTTTAACTTTGGAATTGTGTCTGCTATATCTGCTAGTGACGATAATCCTGTAGATATAACTGTATCTGATATAAAACCAGCATTTATAAACCATACATTGCCTATACAAAAAGGCTTGTTAATGTTTAGTGATAACGGTCAGTTCTTACTATTTACAGAATCAGATATATTTAGCCCTAAAACAGCTAGATTAAAAAAGGTATCTAGTTATGAATGTGATAGTAGTATACAACCAGTAGACCTTGGTACATCCGTACTATTTACATCTAATGTGTCTGCGTATGCTAGAGCGTTCGAGGCTACTATATTAGATGATGATACACCCCCGCAAATACTAGAACAAACTAGAGTTGTACCAGAATTTTTACCTAAAAATATCACAACATCTGCAAACTCAGTACCTATTGGTATTGTAAGTTATGCACAGAAAGGACAAAATCAGGTGTATCATTATAAGTACTATAATACTGGACAAAGACGAGAACAGTCAGCGTGGTATACATGGACGCTTACGGGTACTATGCAACACATGGCTTATACAGGTGGTAATTTCTTTACTGTAGTTTTACAGGGTAGTAATTATGTACTAAATAAACATGAGTATGTTGCTGATGCAAACGCTAATAGAGCATATGTACTAGGTGGTACAAGTTCAGATATAGGTTCACCATTAAAAACAGCAAGATGGTTTGAACCATGTCTAGATAACTTAGCTATTGCAACTACTGTTACAGGTTCAACTCAAACTACAACAGCTCCTGAAAAAACTGTAGTGGCTATACCTTATACCCCAACGGGGGCTACTAATTTTTATATGGTAGGTATTACTGGTAATGACAGTGATGGTAACTCTATTGCAGGTGTAGTTAGAAAAGCTGATAATGTAGGTACTAACAGTGCAACGTTTAATAATATTAATATTGCTAGCAGTGCAAAGATTGCAGTTGGTTACAGTTATAATAGTATAATAGAACTACCTACTTATTATTTAAACAGAGGAGAAGCTAGTTATGATACAGATGGTGAATTACGTATATCTGGTATTAATTTTGAACTGGGTGTCTCTGGCCCTATGGAGTTTCATATAGATCCTATATATGCTGACATGGACTCATTTACACAGTTTGAGTCTGGAATGTTAACTAACTCTAGTAACTTTAACCAGCCACCAGCAACACTATCTAAATCGGTTAGAGTACCAGTACAAAAGAAGAACGAAAAATATACAATGCAAATACAAATACCAGACCCATTTTCCACCGCCATACTTTCAGCAAGCTGGGATGGCAACTACAATGAAAAACGACATGTACGAAGGTAAGTATATCCAGACCTGCACCCCTGAGTTAGCTCTAAGTGTAGGTCTGAACTTACGCTATGAAGATAGACGTGAGGCAGAAGAAACCTCTGGATTATGTGCAGAGGCTTCTATACTGCAATCTTTTTATGATTCAACCTATTCCGTGTATTTCACGGTTCCCAACGGCAAGGCTGCTGGAGTGGCGGGTGTGACCCCGCACAATTTAATATGGATGTTATGTACTGATGCTAGCACAGAATATCCTCATACATTTGTAAGAGAAGCGAAACGCTGGGTAAAC